TGTATGAATCTGCCTGTTTTTGCGTGATTTGACCTTCTGAAACAAGAGCGGCTAAGCTAGCTGTCTTGTTATTCTTCATTTCATAAAGTTCTGCTTGAGAATCCACGACCTTGACCACAGCCGCATTTCCAGTCTCTTTAACAGAATCCTTCTGCTTGCTCAAGTTAGGTACAAAGAGCAAAAGGAGAATACTGATAATGAGAAGCACGACCAGCATTTCAATCAACGATACTAAAATTCTTGATTGAGCATAAAAAAGACTTGGCAGCATGAGCTACCAAGCGACAATAGAAAAAAACAAAAACATTCGGCACGTAAACGCCTAAAGTACATCTATAGTGTACCTTTATTTAGATTAAATGTCTAAATAAAAAACCCCGACTAAAAGCCGGGGGCAGTTCGAGAATATATCGAAATGACACCAAGTATTCCGAAATCTATGTTACCACTTATCTTAGGAAATCACAAACATAAAAAAGAGCTATGAGATAGCCTCGTAGCTCTTTTGCCTATGATGGATAACTTAATTATACCAAATAAAAAAAGCCCCAGCAAATGCCAGGGCTTCGACCACTACTGCCATGATATCCCTATTGCAGTGTGAGGGGAGGTGATATACTCCTTTTATTTTATTTTGTTTCGTGGTCTAGTTTAATTATTCGTAGTAGTTAACGAGGTCGTCCTTATCCCAACATGAGAGCCAAACCGTACCAAATTGGCCAAACTCAAAGTGTCGGTAATAATAGCCGCCGTAATACCCACCGTCTGCCATGTCAGTGATATTTGTTTCATCACCAGCGAACGAGAAGAACATACCAGCTTTGAAGTCTTGGTCAGCACCGTCTGGCAAGTCGTTGCCGTCAGCGTCTACCCAATTTACCATTGAAACCGGAATGCCGTTTTCTGTCCAATCAAAACCAACCGGGGCCAAATAGTCACATTTGATTTGCCAAATGCCGTTAACGTATTTGACCTCATTGGCTTCGTAGTAAGCTTTGGACTGTGGCACTACTGCCGTGTTAGCTTGATTATTCGTCTGTGGTGCAGTGTCAGCATAGCGCCAAACTTCGATATAAGCCGGCTGGTTCCATCCGTAGTAGTCATTCCAAGGGTAAGTGTTGATAGCTTGCCCTGCTGCTCCTTGTGTTGAGAAATCACAACTGATGAAGTATGTATCATCAATCATGACACCGACATGCCCACCGGCTCCACCAGAGCTAGCCATATCAGCACCCCATGACATCAAAACGATGTCTCCCGGCAATGCGTCCCATGACTCATTACGGCAAACACGGTAAAAACCGTTGTTTGATAGTTGCTGACCAAGAGTTACGGTTGATGGTAGCCCTTGAATACCGATGCCGGCTTCTTTCAAAACTTGCGACATGATGCCGGAACAGTCTCCAGTACCGTCTGAACCGTTGCGAGAACCAAACATTGAATATGTGATTAGCCCTCGTCTGCTGGTAAAGCCGTTAACAATAGATTGTTGTACGCTCATTTAGAACGCTCCTTTCTTATTTTTGAATAGCTTGTTTAATTTCCGAGATAGTTTTCTCCAACTCTTCAACCTTCTGTTTTAAAGTGTCAATTTCGTTTGTAGGTAATTGAGATTTTAATACAAGTGGGTCTTCCGCAAATCTATTTTGTTCTACAACTTGTTGGAAAAAGTTATTATATGTCGGAAATAGTCCATACGCTTGGCTGATAGTCAACGATGAAGTTTGTTTGTCTTTAATTTCCTTGATATCGTTACCAACGGCTTGAGCAAATTCTGTGAACTTACTCATAACAATCACGCTTTCGCTGTGTTATAAACACTCACAAGGTCTTCTTGCTCGATAGTGTCGAGACGAGTGCCCAACTCAGTCATTTTCGAGATAATGCCGCTATCTGTATTGCCACCAGCGGCGGTGATTTTATCAGCGATTTCTTTGAGCGTATCGAGTTCTTCCGGTGCATTACCAATAATGTCAGTCTTAACTTGTGTAATAGCTTGCGTCAAACGTTCTTCACTGACACCAGTTACCTTGCCAGCAATCGATGCCTTGATTTCTTTGATATCAGCTCCGACTGCTTGGGCGAAATCATGTAATTTACTCATTTATAGTTTCCTTTCAAATTTTAGCTAGATTGTAGATATTTACGAGGTCTTCTGTGATCTCAGTGCCACCACTGATTAACCCAGATTCTCGCAATTCATCAGCTAGTAACTTTAACTTAGGGCTCTTGTCCGATGGAATAGCACTGTCTGCATTTAGTGAGTTTTTCACTTTCACCTTGAAATTATTAGACGGGAAGATATGCCCATCCAGTTTAATTTCGAGGTAGTAAGTGCCAGTAGCTACCACATTACCCATTGAGAATGAGAATGTCCCGTTTTCAACAGTGATATCTTGGTATAGTGCCACTGTTTCGTCATTCGACAGCGTTAACTTGCCAGTGCCGGACAGTTCCATGCGTTTTCCATCGTACCCTAAAATTTCAAAACCAAAGACTGAGGTAACATCCCCACTTTTGAGAATGTCACCACCCTCGACTTGGTTGATTGAGGTCATGAGCTTAGCCATAGGCTAGTCCTCACGAGGTTGATGGTAGTTTAATGCTCGTTCGCTGTCAGCTACTCCCTTAGTTGTTGGGTCTGTAACGATTCCAAGAATAACCAAGATCATCACAAGGGTATTAACGCCCTCTTGGATGTTGCTAGGGATTGTAAGTCCGAATTGTTGCAACATAAGGAATACTGCTGAGATAAGAGCCACTAGAGTAGTTTTGTTTTGCAAGCGTAGTTTAAAATTAATCATTTTCATTTTCTCCTTTTTCTTCATCAATCGAATTTAAAATAAATTTTTCTTTGTCGATATTTTTCTTAATATACTTGTCAAAGTACGGGATTTCTACCCCCAAAGCTGACAAGCTAGCTAAAATACTAGAGCCATAAGCTGCAATCATGGCAAGGATGAATGTATCTAACACACCGCCTAAATTCATGAAAGCAGCAAATGGATAGAAGATTGCTACGAACACAATCATAGCCGTGTGACTGACAAGCCCTTTTCTAAATTTAGAGCTTGAAAACTCATGATAAGCCCACGCTCTAGATACACCCAGGATGATGTCAGCGGCTATAACGACCATTAGCAGAAACACCCAAATGTGTTCGTCTATTCCGTGGTCGTAGAAATCTTTGACCACTTGGAAGATACCAAAGATTCCATCTGGTTTGTGCATTTAACACTCCTTAACATTTTATTAACCCCCATTTTTTAAATCTTATTTCAATAGAATATTACCGCCGTCAGTAGCGTATGCAATGAAGTCGTTAGTGTCAACCACTGCCAAGCGTCCACCGACCAAGCCGATACGCTGACCAACCAAAAGCGAATTGATGCCAGTGTCTTCTTTGGCAATATAACCCGCATACTTAATGACACCCGTAGCGTTTGGCTCGATATCGTCAAGCGATACGCCATAGAATAGATAAGGTTCTTCTGCTCCCAACGGCTGGACAGTATTCCCGACCAGTTTGACTGGTGTACCGATTGTGATTTTAGCTTGACCGGTATTTTTAAGCGTTCTCACTTCGTCAGCAAATTCAATGCGTTCCTTTCGTCCGGCACTGTTGATGGTGATGTAAGGCACTACAGTATTACCACCGCCAGAGATAAGGAAGTGGTTCCCGTGTCTTGAATTGCCTTGTTCTTCGAATGATTTAACCGTCTTATCAATATTACAGTTCTCGATGGTAACAACTGATTTCTTGGCACCAGTACCGTAAGAACCAAAACGAATAGCGACATCTTCGTTCCCAGTGATAAAGGCACATTTTGAAATCTTGACACGGTTTGATTCAACGTTGAAATTATCGTGCATCGAGAATGGGATAGCTACTGACTTGAATGTACAGTTTTCATAATAGTAGCTACCACCACTACCCATACCAGCGGCATAGGCTTGTGTTGAGCCCCAAACGCCAGATTTGTTCCCTAAATGCTCGAAGTAGCAATCAATATACTTCATATCGTTGTTAGCAAATTGATTGTTTGTTTCATCGTGGACGGCGTAGCGTGTATTTCGGACAGTGATCTTGATGTTCTTAATCGTATTGTGTCGCCAAACATTCAAAACGCTGATACGGCTCGAAGTGTTTCGAGTGGTTTTGCTATCTGGCACGTCCATCTTAAGGCGTACATCACCAACACCAATGATATTGACATAATCGGGCACTTCAATACCTTGACGCTCGCTGTTGGTGTTCTCGACAGTACGAAGGAAGTTATCACCGCCCAATTCTTGCAAGATGTCGTATTCTCCGCTATGAATGTAGATAGTGTTAGGATTGTCAGCACTACCAGCGCCGACAGCCTTGATGGCTTCGGTCAGTGCGCTGAAATCTCCACCAGATTTTTTAACAGTGTAGTCATTCTTGACCTTAGGGAAAGCGATTGGTGTATTACTTTCAAGAGCGCTAGCTCCATAGTTAAGATTTGGGAGTTTAGCCGCTGCTGCAAGTCCGCCCTGGATAAGTTTTGAAACTGGGTCAGCAAGTCGTCTTGTGATCAACAGATAACCAGCTTCGTCTGGTGTGTAGTCTGTATCGACAAGCTCGTCACCGCTTGAAAATTGTTTTAACTTCCTGTTATCGATGCTGAAATAGAAAGTAAATACACCACGCACGCCTTTTAGACCGTATTTCTTGCCTTTTTCAAGATAAATAGGTGGATAGACAGCCCATGTAGGCTCGTCGCCAGTTTGTTTAGCATTACCGTTGTAGTATTTCCCACGGATAAGTGTATTCTCGTCAATCATTTGCTTGATTTGGGTTACAAAATCTAAATCAGTAGCTTTGACATCCACTTCTAACTTAGGAATTTTAAGCGAGATATATCCATCTGGCAGATTGTTTAAATCAACGTTAGCAGCAGATAGTTCTGCTACTGACGCATTGAACACTTTAGGTTTAGGGTCGTCGTTTCGAGTGGTAATGTAGAGCAGCGAGTCCTCTGTGGCCGTGTACTCGGTAGTAACGACTGTGTCGTTGTTCGCTAGTTTTCTGATGATACGACTACCATCTACGGATGTAATGAATGACAGCACCCCACGAACCCCAACGATATAGTAAGTCTTGCCCTTGAGCAAGTTTACCGGTAGGTAACGGCTCCATGAGTTGTTGACATCGCTGATAACCTTACCGCCATTCTCAACCCAGAAAGTACCAGTGATTCGGTCTGTCAGCATTTGCTTGATACCTTGGGCAAAGTCGACATTGTCAGCGGTTACTTCGTTACCACCAAGCCCACGGGACTGATAGACACCGCCCTCTTTCCAAGAGCGAGCCCCTTCGTCGTAGTAGTACCATTTGCCGGTATCCTTGGCTACCACAATCCCGTTAGCACCGTTTGGATAAGTGCTACTGATCTCTGATAGCGAACCTAAAACGGCTTTAGGAGCGTTTGATTCAATCTTGTTGAATTTTTTTTCAACGAATTCAGCGCTTGCCTTACCGTTTAAGGTGTTCTCGATAGTGTTGAGGCGGTCATCCAAGTTGCCAGCAAGTCCACGGGCCTTGACTACTTCCATGTTGGCATTACCACCGCTAGCACCGTCAGCGTATGTGATTTCAACAGCTTTAGCAATAGCTTCTCGAACATCTGCCCCTCTTGTTTTTTTACGGATTGCCGTAGTCAATACGTTGATGTTCTTGGTATTCTCCAACGGTGTCACATCATCGTAGAGATTCAAGCGCCCCTCTGCTTCTGTTTGCGGCATTAGTTACCTCCTTCTTTTAATTCATTTTGCAACCTAGCGATTTCAGCTTCTACGTCCTTAATCGTCCTAGTACGCTCTTGCTCGTCCATGTTGAATGACGCAAGTTGATTATCATAATTAGCCTTGGCTGTGAGATAATCAGCGTATGCCTTATTGTAAGCCGCAAGCTCATCCGCTGATGCGTTTGGACTAGGCGGGTTAGGTGCTGTTGGTGGCGTTGGTGCTGAGCTAGGTTTGTTTTTGAGTGCTGCTAGTTGACTTTGTAGAGCTTTCAAGCGCTTCTCTTTGTTAGCCGTCGATGCATTCTGTTTAACTCGCTCGATAGAGTTTTCAGCCTCTTGTAATTGCAACTGGTACGCTGCAAGTGATTGAGATTGTGAACCGATAGTCAATTCAACTGACTGTGGATTCAGTATGTCAATCTTCTTCTCCAGAATTTGCAAAGTTTCAATTCCAGACAAGGGAGCGTTGATAATTGGGTGTTTATTCCCAATTTCAAATTTGTCGTATCGATTATCAATCAGATAACGCTCAACCGCTGAGATTGTCCATTTTGCCAATGCGATTTTTTGGTTTCGCAAATACTGCTTACCACGGGCCAATAGAACGCTAGGATTGTCAATCTCCGTCCAGATTACTGGCTTACGAATGATACCGAACTCCTTAATCAGCTCTTTATCCTCAAGGAATAAACTGTGGTTGTTGACATTCCAGATTGTAATCTGTTCTCTAGTAACGTCTGGGCTCTGGTCTTCGTCTGGTTGTTCTTTCTGAACATCAGCACCGACTGGCATGATTTGAGTAGCCAAGCCGTCAAAATCAATCGTCCGGCTAGCTGACTTGATGTTTTTACCAATTTGAATCGGCGATTTCTTGACCTTACCGGTATCTGTTGTCCAGTCTAAATGCAGTACGGTGTTAAGCTCGTATACTCTCAAATAACCACCGATGTTATTAATGATACGCTCTCGAACACAGTCCCAAGAACTTTCGTATCCGATATAACGGAATGGTTTGTCTGTGCGACTATTGACCGTAACATCTCCTAAAGAATAGCGCTTGTAATCTTCGAGCTGTCCATTGGCAGCGTTTAACATTTCCAGCAAATATTGATTGGCACCGCGGTTAGGTAATTTCTGGAACCACTGAGACGAATCGTGAAGATATGATAAGAAATCTTCGCAGGTCACTTTCTGAGCAAATCCATCCGTTGTCATTTCGTTAGTCGAGGTTAGCACTCGACCAACAAACTCAATTGCTCCATCGTAGAGATTGACCACCTCAACGATAGATTTGAACGGCACCATCTTGTTATACAAGGGATGCGTGAATGGAATAGCAAACGTAAACTCATGAATGGTATTCAGCGCTTGTGTGACTTCACCAGCTAGCACCGTACCTCCACGGGGACTGTACGCGTCATGAATCGTCTTGCGTCCGCTCGTAGTCCGATTGAGCTTGTCCCAACGTCTAGAGTTGAAATCAGTCCACCAATAGACAGCGTAGCCGCCTTTTTGCTTGGCCGTCTCTGGTGGGTCTGGGATGGTTATTTTTTCACCACCCAAAGCTTCTAAACTACCGTCTTGTCGATAAAGATAGACGTGAGTAAGATATTCCTCGCGATCATAACCGTGGTCAGAAATATTAACAGTGCAATACCAACTCCCCCCCCACTGAACGCCTTGGTACCAAATTATGTCATCTTGGTCTGCGACTTTGCCGAATTTTTCGGAATAGTTTGTTTTTAGGCTCCAAGTTGGGAATCTTACTGCACTAGGTTTTTGACCATCAATGCTGGCACCGGACACCTTGACACTGTACCCAGTATGACTAACGTTAAATACTTCAATCTTTCCAGATACCGTCATGCCATCACCTCGTTGTTGTAGTGCATGGCAATAGTGCCATTGCCTTTAGCCTTAAAATAGTTAATACCTTGATACAACGTCAATGCAAATTCCCTATTTTCACCTCTCTTGAGGTTGTAAATCACGCCCTCTGAATCCGTCAAAGTGATGTCTTCATCACAATAAATAACTGGACTGATAGATGTATCACCAGAATTGACGAAATAGATGGTCTTTTCTGAACGTGTATATCCAAGTTGCCATTTAGTCCATGTTGAGTCATCACTTTCAAAATCGAATGTGTCCCAAACATCGTCAAAATATTCGTTCTCATGGAAAGCGAACGGATAGCATTTAAACACGATAGTAGCAACCAGATTCTTTCGGATAGGATCATCAGCTACCTTGATATGCTTGATTTTACCCATCCAATAATAACGGCGGTCATGCGTATCAAATAGTTTGCGTTCTGTTTTAGTAACCATTTGAGACTTAATCATGCGTTCTGCGGTTTTACGGTCTTCGTATTCAGTGAAAGGAAGCTTGAACTCATACGTTATCTCTCTAGGCTCGAAAACACGCTCACCCAGAACGCTGGAGAAGTCAAGCACCCCCTGCATGAAGGGGATTGACTCAACAATTTCTTTTTCGTCTGGGGTTGGTGCCTCTCGTTTCTGTAAGTACCACCCAGCGTCACGACTATTAAAATCGCCGAATGATATATACTCTTTAATTTTAGTAATCACAATCTGTGTCGTCCTTTCAGTGTTTTAATCGTGTCAATGGCACTGTTAAAGTTGTTAACCGTACCACCGACCAAAGCACCAGTATCTAATACCATGTTTTGACCTTGTGCGATTTGTTCTTTAACATCTACAAGAGCGTCAATCACATCATTAAGCAAGCCGGCTGAGTGTGCAGCGTATGCTTCTTGACGTGCCGAGATGGTAGCGTCTGGCGTTTTATCACGCAAGACTTCCATCTTGAGCTGACTAGCCATGTTTGATGTGGCACCCGTTAGCATGGCATTAGCTCGGACATTGAAGCCGTTAACTTGGTCACGGATATAGTCAAGGCTATTAGCAACCTCTGGTGCTGATTCGTCGATACCTCTTGCGATACCAAGGCCAATATACCAACCAACTTGGTCACGGAATAAGTGAGAAGGTGAATGGATTTTGGCTTTAGCTTGTGCTGCACGCTCTGCTTGTGCGACGAGGGCGTTTGCTGCTGCTGTAACTGCTCCAAGAGCTGACATCAGACCAGCGGCAAGGCCTTGACCCATGTAAGCACCGGCTGAGAAAAAGGCTCCATAGCCTGCTCTAGCTGCGGCTGCTGCTTGGTTAACTGCTGCTTGTGTTACTGCCACTAATTGCTGACCGCTTGCCTGCATAGCTGATACCATTTGAGCACCACCGGCACGGATTGCAGCAACCACTTGATTCATACCATTGCGAACCGCTGCGACAATTTGATTCATGAAGGCTTGCGTGCTAGCAACCATTTGCATTCCGCTCGAACGTAGAGCCGCAGTCATTTGCATAGCTCCGGACGTAACAGCTTGAACCGCTGACATCATGCCTGCACTTACTGCCGCACCAAGCGACATCATTGTAGCTTGTAAGGTCATAGCTGCCGCTCCCACTGTTGCGAATACAGTTGCTAGCATCATGATTTGACCGCTTACGAGTGCAAGCCCAGCCCCTGCCATTTGTGCAGCGGTTGTCACCATAGTAAGCTGAGTGCTTACCATAGTCGCCATCATCGCAAACATGCTGAAACCGGCTTGAGCGCTCATGAGTTGAGAGCTAAACATGGTTACCGCTGAGCCCGCCATCATTAACTGACTGGTCATTTGCATTAGACTTGTAGCAAACATCATGAATTGAGTGTTTAACATGGTCATTGAGGTACCAACCATCATGAATTGAGTACCAACCAAGGTCAAGCTAGTTCCTAACATCGTTGAGCTAGTGGCCATAGTAGTCATGGTGGTTGACGCCATTGTTAGCTGTGTAACTAACGTTGTCAAGCTAGTAGTTAGCATGGTCATGCCAGTACTGATAGAAGTCATGCTTGTTGTCAGTGTCATAGCTACCGTGCTAAACTGTGTCAATCCAGTAGCGGCTTGCATAAGCGATGGTGCCAACGTCATGATTTCAGCTCTAAAGGTCGTGATAGGCCCCACAATAGCCGTTAAGCCAGTAAGCGATTGGCTAGCTTGGCTTGAGAACGTACTGAATGCAGTTCCGGCAGTAGTTAGCAATGATTGTAAGCTAGTGAATGATGATTGAATACTTGTAATCGTACTTGAGAATGATGTCAATCCAGATACAGCACTAGATGCCGAACTAGACACCTTACTCATGCCATCTCCGAGCTTAGTCATACCAGTCCCAGCTTGTGCTAGACCTGCTGAATTGTCACCAATCGACCCGACGCCTTTAGCGACTGCCGCAAGAGATGCAGCCATGTCAGCAAGGTTAGTGTTTGTGATTTTAACAACACCATTGGCCAATTGATTGAAACCAGACCCCGCTTTTTGAGCAGCGGTACCGATTGAATTGAACACATTAGCTAGGCTATTCAATACGCTACTGATTGCACTACCAGCGGATGTGATTACGCTTGAGATACCTTCAAACGCTGACTTGATGCCGTTTCCGATACCTTGAGCCGCTGTACTGATTGAAGTACCAACCGATTGCACTACACTAGCAATGCCTTGCAAGGCTGCACCGATAGCACTACCAGTGGCACTGATAACACTTGCAACACCACTCAAAGCCGTAGATATTGCCGTACCGATACCCATTGCAGCGGTAGCGATTGCCATTCCCGCTGCTGACACAACCGATGCAATGCCACTGAATGCAGCACTAATCACACCACCAATCGCTGTGATGATAGGTACGATTTGCGTTATTGCCGTAACAATCGCTGAAATGATTTGGCTGATAATAGGTGCTAACGTTTGGACAACCGTAACGATAGCAGAAATCACTTGGCTAATGACTGGTGCCATCGTCTGAACTACTGTCACAATGCCTTGAATCAAGGTCATAATGACTGGTGCCGTTGCTTGGATAGCTTGGACAATCACTTGTAAAACCATTGCAATCTGTGGCCCAAATTGTCCGATTACTTGAGCAACTTGAACGATACAGTTTGAGATTACTGGTGCTATTGCCACGATAGCGTTAGCGATGATTTGAGTTACTGCTGTGATTGTATTACCAATAATTTGAACAATCGGGGTTACTGCTGTAGCTATCTGGCTAATCGCCGAGCCTATAGCAGAAACTAGCCCGCTGAATGCACTAATAATAGCTGGCAACGTTCCTAGAATGGATGTCCAAGCGTTACCGAAGGCTGTAATGAATGGCGCTGCGTTTCCTAGAGCAGTGCCGATAGCTTCAACCAATGGTGAAAGTTTAGCTAGTCCCGGTGCTGCTTCACCGACTGCCTTAACGACAGTAGCAAAGGCAGTTCCGAACGCTTCAACGATAGTTCCTGCTGCCTTACCAATAGATTCAACAACAGTTCCGAACGCTGAGCCAATAGAGCCGATAATTTGAGAAACACCACTGGCATGACTTGCTAATAGCGAGAATGAAGCTACAATCAATGCAATCGCTGCACCGATTCCGACTGCCGCAATAGCAATACCTGTAGCAAACGAGAGGATTTGAGCTGAACTCAACCCCTTAAGCCCTTGTAAAGCGAATTTAAGCCCTTGTCCAAAGCCTTTGTAAGTTTCAGCAATGCCTTTGAATAAGGCTGTCAGAACTCCTTTTATCGCATTACCAGACGATTTAATGACGTTTGACATCCCGCTGAATAGCTGAGTAATCGTTGATTTAGAACGTCTAGTGCTATTAGCCGCTTCTGCTGCCCCTGCCGCTGCATCCGCCCCAAACTTCTTGAATGGGTTAAGGCTCTTGATGAAATCAAGTCCTCGTAATGCAGCACTTACAGCAGAAATGCCAGCCTTGGCAGTCATGAAACCTGCTACCATTGCTAAAATCCCGCTGGTGATTCCGTTTAAGATTCCCGGTGGAATTGCACTGATAAACCTAGATATTGCTGAAATAACTTGAGATATCCAGCTCACTAGCGTTCCAAGAGCTGATCCAATGCCTGCAATAATCGACTGCATTTGTGAACTACCGAGCACCTCACCGAATGACGAACCGATAGTTTTAAGAGCGTTCCAAGTATCTTCCACCGCTGCTTTGAAAGATTGAAACGCCCCAGTGTCAGCAAATGAGCTGATGAAACTTCTGACCGACGTTGTGGCAATGTTTAGAGCTTGCGAGATACCATTAGCAATGTCACCAAACACTGAGCCAATGCCCTGCATGAGCTTACTGCTGTCAATCTTGCTGAAAAGTTGCTTGATTGAGCTTGAGATGTAAGTGAAGGTCGCACCAAGATTCTTCAAAGCTCCTGTGTTAGAGAAGCCTTGCCAAAGCGAAGACAACCCACTGCCAATCTTGTCAGCAATGCCATTGATATCAACTCTCTCTAGTGCATCGGTTAGCCCGACAACTGCCTTGATACCAATCCGATTGAGCTTTTCAAACTGTGGCATTAGCTTATTCGCTAGGGACTCTTTCATCCCATCTATTGCTTGGTCAACAGTCTTGAACTCTGTCGCCATCTTACTGAAAGTGTCGTTATTACCAACTTTAGCAATGGCGTCGAAGAAGTCCTCTGTCTTAATCTTGCCGTCTTGGACAGCTTGCACCATTTCAGCGGTACTCATGCCCATTTCTTTCGCAATCGCCGCAATACCTGCAGGCGTTTGCTCTAGCATAAGTTTGAAGTCCTGCCATTGCACTTTAGGCTTAGCAGCCATTTGGGTCGCTTGTTGGCTCAAAGTCTTCATGGCTTGTTGCGGATTCTCTGCCGCTGCTGCAAGACCACCAAACCCCTTAACGAGCTCCGTTGTATTCTTCGTTCCGACTGCCGCTAACTGTGAGTAGGTAGAAGCCATGTCGGACGCTGAATAGATGGTCTTGGTTGCAAAGTCTTGCAACTCACCTTTGACTTGCTTAATCTGGTCGGTAGGCATGTTAATCTGTTGCATGTTGCCTTCAAAGGTCTTCCATGCTTTAGTAGAACTGTTAAGCTCGCCTACCATTGACTTCATGCCATTACCAAGAGCACTAATACCGCCCATGATAGCGCCACCGATTAAGTTAGCACCCAGAACAGATTTAAAGACCGAACCAACCTTACCAGCTGAGCCTTTAAGCCCCTCTAGTGAGCTCTTAATGCGTTTAGCCCCACTTTCAGCGTCTTTTCCGTCAAACAACGCCTTGATGGTGACTGTACCATCTGCCATAGATTATCCCTCCTTTCTAAAATTCTTCTTCATATTCCTCTTCTTTCTCGATAATCTCGTTAGGGAGAGCATAATCTTTTTGAAGTCTACGCATTTCCTCTTTGTACTCTGCTGAGTCGCCCTTTTGTGGCTTCCACTTACGAATTTTGATAACTTCCATCAACTTCGTGCCCTCTGGCAGTCCAGACAGTAGAGCGTTGAATTTTCGCCAGTGCAATTCACCCTGCACATCGAATAGATCAATGCCATAGGCTTGTAGAAATGACGAATAGATATAGTCACCATCGTATCTGATATCGTAAGGAGCCCTTTGTTTCGTATCATCACTTGCCGTGGTCTTCATCGGATTCCCGGCCAAGTCATACTCAACATGGTTGTCCTCGACGTCTGACAAGCTGATATGTTCTTCGAAGACCTCGTTAAATATCTCTGACATTTCTTCAACAGTGAAGTCTTCTAGGGTCTCACCGGTCAAAATACGGATACCAAAGTGTGGTTTTACAAACTCTGGAACCTCTATGTCTTGCCACATCTCAAACAACCTTAGAACATTATCAAAGGACAAATCTAGGGCGTAATCTTTATCATCAATAACTAACTTGTCGGTTAGTTTTCGTGACAAATCAAGCATTCAAATATTTATCGAGGGCTGCTTTTGAGTTTTGGTTTTCAAATTCCTCTGAAATACCTTTGATGGCTTCAATGAGATAGAACATAGCGTTAATTGTTGACTGGCCAGCGAATGCATAGACTTGCTTGAACGCTTCTTCATCATCAAACACTTGGTTGAAACCATCTTCTACCAACGCTTTCAACGCTCCGAGAGCTTCTTCATCGCTTGTTTCTTGGAATGCTTGCCCTTTGGCTTGCAAATCTTCCCCAACTGCCTTCATGCGTTGAATGTTGCCGTCTGACACTGGGAAATTAAGTTGAAACTCACCGAAATCTACAGGGATGACATTGCTACGTTTTTTAATTACTACCATGTTGTTACTTCTCCTTTAATACGAAAAAAGAGGGGAAGGGCTAAACCCCACCCCTCTAGTTGTCTTATCTTTGTTTTATTTAGTTAGATTATCCGCCTACGACTGGTGTACCAGTTTCTGATGATGCACCAGAACGGGCAGCACGTCCAGAAGTTTCTGCACCAGTTCCCGCTACTGCTGCGGCTGGTGCTGATGTAACTTCGTGTTTTTCTGGAGTGCGAGACCAGTTAACTTGGAACTTGATTGTCTCAAGCTCAGACGCTTCACCGTCACCGACTTCGATTTCAGAAAGTCGAGCAAGCCCTTCTTTATAAGTCTTACCATCGGCAGTAACTTCTTTGTACCAAACAATAAGGTCATCAGCTACGGCATCTTCTTTATCTACGACAAAGTTTTGAGCTTTATCAGCGTAATCACGGTGACCTTCGAAAGAACGTCCACGAGATTTTGAAGTGATAACTTTTTCTTTGGTACCGTCGCCGTCAAAGTACGCCACGTCATCGTCTTCTGCATCGTTCTCTGGTGCAGATTCTTTGATACCTTTGGCAATCCACATATACTTGTCTTCAGTTGGTGGAGTGTCTGGATGTTCTGAATCGAACGGTGCAATGTAATGCTTACGAATCGCATTTTTAAATTTAGCCATTTAGTTAAGGCTCCTTTCTACTTCAATAGTTGCTTGTAGGTCAAGCAAGTAAATGTAATAGTCTTGGTCATTGACATCGTTAAGGCTCGGTGTCTCAACTTTCAATGACAAGAATGTGTAAGAATTGTTTAAACTTGGTAATTCAAGACCGATTTTGGAAAGTTCAGTGTTGATTTTCCAAAGCGTTGCGTTTACTTTCTGTTGGTCTTTTGATTTGATCGCTATCTCATAAGGCAATGACAGAATCTGTGTGCCAGCCATGTCTTCGTCTTCAACCTTGCCACCAGGTAAAGCGTATATTACCAAGTCTTCACCTTCGTTAAGGTAATCTAATCGAGGTGTCAGCGGCAAGCCTAGACCAGCTAGGAAATCTTTCAACACCTCTGAAAAATCATTATTATTCACTATCTAACTCCCATCGCTCTAATTGCTACTTGCCCCCACTGTTTACTGTGTTTAGCAGCAGCCTTCTTATCCCAACGTCCACCAGTGCCGGGTTTCGGTTTCTGTGCTAGCAGTCTGTCTTTGTTCGCAAAGAAAAACTTACGTTGTTTCTCTGAAAAGAAAAGCTTAAGCCTACGATTGTAGAACCTAATTCTTGCGTAAGGTGTTGACCATACCAACGTATCAACGTTAGAGTGTCCGCTACCTCGCAAGTGTCCCGACTGGACTGGTGTGTACTTGTTCATATCCAAGAGCATTTGGTTACTCATAGCAATCTGACCACGTCTGACAGCTTCGGGACTGCATTTCTTTTCAAGCCCCTGCAAATCTACCTTGATAGTTACATCAGCACCCATCAAATCACCTCGACTTCATAGCATAGGATAGTATGCTTAAACGGATGATACTGAGGAATAATTTTACGAATGATGTAGTCTCGGTGAGTGTCATTTACTCGACCATTCAACCAACTATCATCCAACTCGATAGGTGTATATTTCGGATAGATCATGAGGACTGAAAAATTATTCTCAGTTCGATTTTGGCCACTGCCAGTGTGAGATACAGCCCTATCAAATCTAACGGGTTTAAGAGTTTTGGGCTCATCATATGTTACTTTTCCCCAACCATCCTTTTCTCCCGTTGGTTTTTGAATCGTGACAGTATCAACTAACATGCGTTTATCTATCATAAGACACCGCCTTACAGCCAAAACCGGCTAGTGTGAGCCAGTTTAGAGCGTCGAGGGATAGATTATACCTCTGACCACCGTTGGACGATTTAGAGCCGCTCTGATAGCTTACATGAGTACGTCCGACAGTCATGCTTGCTAACGATGTCTTGTCCTCTGCGGTCATAACGCCGCTTGAATCTAAGTAAGCGATTTGATAAGCTACCGCTTTCTTCACCGCTTGTTTGCGTGGTTCAAAATCTGTTTCAAAATCGGTGAAATCGTAGAAGTTTTTGATATACAAATCAACAATGAGCCTAGCTCTAGCCGCTAGTGTTTCAAAGTCTTCTACGTCTTCAAAACCAAGTTTTAAAAATTCTGTTTCGGTTAAATATGTCATTTAACCACCTCCTTCTGTTATTTTAGGAGGTCTAAGAGTTCCACTTTGGTAAGTGCTGAAATACCAGTCAAACCTCGTTGTTGAGCGATTACACGCAAATCAGCAACGGTCTTGTCTTCTAGTGTTTCAACCACTTCTTCTTTAACGTCATTAACGGGTGCGTCTTGCTCGCCGATAGTATGACGACGCATTAGCATTCCCATTAAGCACCTCCGAATTTAACGACTTTTGAATCGTCGTAGAGATAAACACCATAGTATTCATCACCAGAATAGACAGTAGTCTTTTTCAAGATGTCACGGTCGTTTTCAATCATGACATCACGTTTCAAGTTGATCACGAACGCTCCGTATTTTGCATCGTCGTCTGCGTCTGTTTGAAGCGAAGAAACCTTGACAAGGAAGCCTTTGCCTTCTTCAACTTTCTTAGTGCGGACGATTTGCACGCCAGCAACTTCACCGAATGTGCCAGAAACGACAACATCAGCACCAACTTCTGAACCCTTCAACCAGTTTTGACCAGCGTCAGCACGCAATTTGATAGCGTCTTTCGGATTGATAAGGGCAACATAGCGAGCGTCTTCTTCATCAGCGAAGATTTCCAAGGCTTTGTCGATGTTAGCTACTGAAACAGGGGCTTCAGTAATGTTTTGAGTCGCAGTTTTGGCAACTTCGACGATATCGTTATCGACCTTGTTAGCAATAGCCAAAGCAATCTGGTTAGTAGCTTCACCGTAGACATTGCCATGCCCAACCAAAGCGGCCTTGTCAGTGATTTCAATAGCCTTACCAGCTTGTTTGATTTTCATTTTTGTTTCTTTAGTGCCCAATTGGTCGATTGGGATTGATTGACCTTCAGTGATTTCAGTAGCATCACCAGAATAAGTCCATTGTGGCACTGTGAGTTCGTCCCCTGGGCGACCTACGAGAGTTGTTTCGACCACGGCAAGTGGTGTAAATTTGATTAGTTTAGGCAATTTAGCTGAAACCATGTCAGCCATAACCTGCGGATTGATGACTTGTGCAGTCGTAGTAGTTCCTAGAACCATAGATTATTCATCCTTTCAATTGTTGGTATAGCTCTGGGTCTTTATCAAAAAGCTCTTGACGCTCATTGATACCCATACGTTTAAAATCTTCTTTAGTGAGACCGTTCTGGCTAGCAGATGGATTGCCACCAGCAAAGATTTTAGGTTGTGCTGCTTGTTCTTCTTGCTTAAATAGATATGGACTTGTTTCTTTCAACCCTTTAATGACCTTATCTAGTTTAGGTTTACCAGCTTCATCAAGTTCGATTTCGTCAAAGTTGATGAATTTAGCAAGGTCATCCGAATTGTGAGCATCCACATCTTTCAAAGCTAGACGAATAGCATTTGATTTGTTAACTCGGACAAGGTTAGCTTCATTCTCAGTCTTGTAAGTGTCGAATTGAGCTTGTAGGTCTGTCAATTGTTGTTTGAGTTCCTCACTAGCTCCTTCTTTAGCCTGCAAATCCTTGAGCGCTTGGCTTTGTTGTTCGAGTTGCTGTTTAAGGCTGTCGTTTTCAGCTTGTAGTTCAGATTTAGCTTGTGCTTTAGCATGTTCAATCCCAGAACCGTACGCATTCATCAAGGAATCGATAATTGCTTTGTCTTCGATACCAGCTTCAACTAACATTTCACGTTTCAAACTCATGTTTAAAACTCCTTTGTTTTACGTCCAAGGGACTGAATTTGCCTAGTTTTACGACATCCGACAGGTCAAATAGAAAAACCGCATCAATTCGATACGGTTTAAGCGTGTTTCTTCGATAAAATCTCACGTTGTCTAATGGCTTCACGGGTTTTAGCTAATGGATCATCATAATATCTCTCGCGTTCTCTATCTCGATACAAGAACGGATGTTTATCAACATACGATTTCAAGGCTCTCTTCTGCTCTGTAAGCCTTGTTTTGTATTTGTTGGTTAATTCATCATTGTGCATCGTTTCAGCAACGTGTAGACGCTCTTTAGAAACTCTGATGGCTCTTTCCATAGCCCTCTGTTTGCTCTGAACGTTAGCGTTCTCGATAGCTTGTTCTTCAGTCAAGCCCTTTAAATCATCATCAATGTCCGGCATGTAGTTGACGCCGGGAATGAAAGGCGTCATGGTGTGCCCACAGTTAATGCCTTGGCACCCTCCAGGCTTTCCGTAACCGTAATCATCGAGTGCAAATATCTTAACACCTTCTTCAGTCCTAGCTCGACCAGTCGTGACAATCTGATTCTGTAGCGGTGCACACATTTCCCTTGCTGCTGCCTTGATAGAATAATAGAACGTATCAATACCAAGCTCTTGAGCTGGTCTCATTCGCATTTCATTGAATGTCCGTCTAGCAGTCGTTTTAATAACCGTCCTAGCGTAAGCATCAGCTCTCTGTCTGCGTCCAGCTCTGTCAGTGTAACCATAAAAACCTCGCTCTTGAAACTTCATTATCGTCTCGTCAAGGGCTTTCTGAGGGGTTGCCATGCCAGTGATTACCTTGGCTACGGTAGTCTCGATAATGTCCTTGTAAGTAGCTTGCACGCTCTTTGGCAGTGTTGTATTAATAAGGTTATGGACATCATTAACTGCTTGATTAGAGTAACTGATAAGGTCTTTCATCACCTTATAGTTATAAGCGTTAGAATTTAATTGAGCATGAGTGTCCTTATAGACTTGATAACCTTCGTTCTCAATGATGTATCTGATTTGCTTTTCAGCAATCCCAGAATATTCAGCAATGAGTTTGATGTTGTGATTGTTGAGCATCCCAACGTCAGCCATCTTCTCTAGTTGCCAAAGATACGGCTGTTGGTCAAGGTAATAAGTCCCTCGGTCATGCAATCGTTCAACCACATTATCGAATAGGTCGTTACATAATTGACGGTAGATGTCTGAAACATTATCAGCCATCAACATTAATTGCTGGTCATTTAGTTTGATACGCTTCTTCTTAGCCATAGCCTATCACTCTCCGTAAATATCGACCTCTTCACTTGTCCTAAAACTATCAACACTTACCATAGTTTCATCGTTGATAGCTTGGTAAATCTCTTGTGCTTGTTCCTCGGTCACGTTTAGAGTTTTCTCGATGGCCATAACCTTCGGAGCAAATCCAGACGCTACCATCTTAGACCAGTAATCGAACTCAGCGTTGCGATCAGTGAATACACCGTCGTCTAAATCCACACTGATTTCATCCATTGTTGGAATTTCACCAGTGTAGAGATTGTAGACCTTAGCAAGCTCAAGGATTGAAATGACAAGCTCTTTTAACGATTGCTCTACTAGAGTAGCGATAGAATTACGCATTTGATATGTGTCTGATTGTTCTGACACTACCTCGGTAGCGGTCTTCATGCTCTTACCATCGAAGCTGAACATACCAGCGGACACACCTAATTGCATTTCAAATAGGCTTAGTCCTTTGTTGATAGCTTTAATATAATCGTCTGAGCGAATATCAGTAGTAAGGTCAGTAATGCCAATGCCTTTATCCATATCCCCACTATCAAACTGCTCATAAACATTGTGGCCAGTCTCAAACTCACGTTTAACTGTGACCTTCTCACCGCTGGCATCATACTCAGTCTTAATCATTTGAGTAGGCACTGCCACCCTACGCTGACCCATCTTAACTTCCCACATAAACTCATCATAGGTAGTATTGATGAAATCCATCGTAGTCTTAGCGTTGTCAAAGATAGACAAGCCTAGAGGACTGTTAATGTCCTTGTTGTTCATGCCGGGCGGTTTTAGGTACGTAAATAACGGTCTTGTAAGTCCGTTTAGCGTTACAGTTTCCTCTAAGTCCTCATAGAGTAGCGGTAAAGGTACACGTTGACCGATACGAGTTTTAGATTCTGATTCGTATAGCTCATTGCTGATTGTGTAGTTGTCCTTAGTCCACTCATGAAATTCAATAAGACTGTAGTATTTTACTTTCTGCCCTTCCGTTTTGAGTGTTTTAGTCACGATTGCTGCACTTGATACGTCTTGAGTATTTGACTGCAACGGCAAGAATATCGGTGCTTGCACGAATGACACTCTTACACGGTCATCGTCAACGTATGGACGCATAGCAAGGCCACCAAGAGCAAGACAAGACTCTAAATAGCGTTCAAAGTTCTTGCTAAATCGGTCGGTCTTAAGCGTCTCATTGATGAATGTATCAGCCGTTTCGTTATCAACTTGAATCTTAGCTTGCTCATTGAATACGAGACTAGCAACCTTCTTCGAGGCAGTCCGTCCAATAGGCAAGTGGTTGAAATCACGTTTCAAATATGTCCCGTTGCTATCTCGATAGCTCACACGGTCAAAACTGCCTGCAAAATAGCGTAGATTGTCCATGACACGGCTGTATTCTTCTGGTGAGATAGCAATCTTTGGGTGGTCAGTGATACTGTTTAGACTTTGATTAGTCATCACATAATTACTCCTTTTGAAAAAGTCCTTAATGGTCTGTATGATTCCCATTCTTTTCTCTCCTATGCTTTAAGACCGAGGTCTCTGGCATTATCTAAAACGAAATATTTGAATTCATCGACTGTGTGGTCATCCTCTTTGATAACTTTTGGATCATCAGAATGTATCGTCTTTTCATCGTATCGATACATCTTGTGCTCTTCGTAGAATATCTTGTTAGCTGGTATATCCAGATAATAGAAACGCCCTTCAGCTAACAAACTGATAACCATGTCTATCATGGTCTGATTCTTCTTCTTAGCTACCGGATGCCATCGCTCCCCAAAATCTTTGAAGTATTGGTTTCTCAAAGCACCCTCTGCACTATCGATGGTCATGCGTAGCTTTGGCACTCGGTACTGTTTAAGTACCTTGTCGATGAAATTGCTAACCATAACAGTCAATTCGCTAGGCGCCTTCTTGATTACTTGACCGGCTGGACTGTAATAGAATGTATCTAACAGAATCACATTGCCCTTTGAAGTCAGACCATAAGCACCGCAAGCTGTAGCTGATTGTTGGTGTCCGGTGTCCATTGCGAATGATATACCTATCACCTTGTCATCATCAGGGAGGCTCTCTAGTGGCTTAAAGTAGTTCATGTTGTAGACATGATTACCAAGCCCTATCACCTCTCCTAGATACATCCAGCGGTAGTAGTCAGGGTCAGTCTCTTTGTACCT